TGGTTAATTGATTCATAAGCTGATCATTATTCACAAGACAACCTCCTAATCTAAAATTAGGGCAGACACAAAGCCTACCCTAAATGTGACATATAACGTTTGGAGAGAAAAGCAATTTTACTGAGATATTAACAACAAGTTACAATATATTACAGTTTTCTTAAGCCCGGGATACTGTGAACCGGCATTACACGAGTGGTCAGATTCTTAACATAGAAATCTCCAAAAATCTGATTCGCGAGCTTAGACGTGACCGCAAGTGTACGATCAACGTTGGACAGATCCTCTTGGATCCAACCGGAACTCAGTGTAGGCTTATTCTGGTAATAGTCGGCGAAATGCCAGGACTGCAAAGAGTTGGTGATACCAGAACGCATCTCACCAGTGACCTGAGACGGCTTGTAGCGATAATCAGCCCAAGCTTCCTGATAACCGAATACTCCACCATCTGGATTACCAACCTCGTTTAGACTTTTAGCGTACAACTCCTTCGTATAAACTGGCTGTTCTCCGATATTTGCGAGAATCGGGAAATAATAGTCCAGTCGATCCTTACGAGACCAAAGACGGTTGATACCCTGCTGATAGGTGTGATTATAGCGAGCGCACATGACACCGATAACGAAACCGTGCTCCGTGAAGGACTTAACGAAACTATTGTCTGTATTATTTGTAAGAGACATGGCCGCAGTAGTACCAAGCGGAGTTGATGCCGTCTCGGACTGCTGAACAATCTGATGGACGTTGATCCGAGTACGGTTAGCACTCAGAAGCTCCGGACGCTGTAAGCGACCGTCGGGGGAAATCACGCCGAAATGACCGCGAAGAAGCTCGACATAACGAGAACCGGAACGAGCGTCAGTCTCGAGCATCTGCTGAGTTGCGAAAGCCAAACGCAAACTATTAACCGTCAGAGGATCCGCGGAGGACGGATCCGCAACAAGGTTAGTCGGAAACAAGCCAATGTTGGTACCAGAAATACCATTACTAGCCTGCGTATCCTTTCCGGCAACAAGATTATGAAATGGTTCCGGACGATTGGGAAGGATAGTAGCCGGACTGCTAATAGCCAGCCAACGAGCTTCCGGAAATGTACTACCATTATCACGCAGAAACGACATAGGCGGGTGAGCACCGCTCACAACGTTTTTCTGCCGCGTCACGACGGGAAGATCGCCAAAAATAGACGAGATCGTCACATCATCGCCTTTCTGCGGAGACGGAAGGCAAGAAGAAAAATAATCATGCAACTTATTAACCTTGAGCAGTTTTCCACCTTTCGCGGAATTGTTGACATCAAAATTCACATTGCCATCATCAATATCCACAAGAATCTCATCCTGCAAATTCTCATCACGGAACCACTCGTTCCAGATCAGATTATAGGCATTAATGGGAAGGCGGGAAATAGACATCGAACCAAACCAGTCAATCGGAACACCAAGATAATCCAAAATAGATCCCTGGATACCTTTTTTATTAGCCGCATTATCTGCTACAACCAACTGCGGAACCTGGTAAGTCACATCAGCCGTCCAGCTAGTAGTGGACTCGCCCATGAACTCCTTCCAGTGAGACCAGCAGAGACGAGAAGGAACGAAAAAGTAATACATATCCAAAAACAGGTCATCCATCGGTGGCGTGATCAGCGTCTGAAGACGTGTCACAAAACTTGTCTCGACATCGAACGTATCACCAGGGAGAACCTCGTCAAGATAGAACGGGACGAGATCACCAACATTGAATGATGTCTTAACGGAGCTGCTTCGATCGAAACGAGATCGGGGACGTTCCAAGTCGCTCTTGTAAGAGCTGAAAAAGCTATTCGAATCAATAAGATTCTTCGAAAATGCCATCAATAATTACTCCTTTCCGGCAAGCATAGTCAACACGGCCACATTGAGACCGATATCGAAAATAATTAATAGAATCATAACCCATAAAAGATCCAAACACATCACTCCTTCTTAGGTTCCGGATCAGGCTTCGGATCAGGCTTCGGATCAGGCTTCGGATCAGGCTTCGGATCAGGCTTCGGAGCCTGAAGGGTAGCCAGTGCATCATTCAACGAACCGTCAATGAACGACTGCATAAACAGGTTAGCGTCATACTGGAAAAGCTTCTGCACCTCTTCCGGAAAATCCGAGAACTGATCGCGGAACTCGCGTGTTTTCTGCATGGCTTCAACCACATCTTTTGGAAGAACGGTAAGATCAACACAATTAGACTCATCGTAATCAGTTGGGATCAGACCAGCCTGCAACTTGTTCAAAATCACAGCCATATCACACCCAGGCGCGTAGCTGTTAATTTCCGCGCTGATGTCTACGTCTCTCACTTTAGACAGACATTTCCGTCCGTCCTTACCGACGGACAGAACATACTCGGCGCGAGTCTCATCTCCGGCGGAAGTGCTCACTTCCACCGGATCGAAAAAGGTATCATACATTGTTTTCCAGTGCATAGTCGCTTCCATGCATAACCTCCTTACAATCAATACCGTCAGCTTTCGCGGAATTAAGAACATCATCCGCGTTAATGTAAGTCAGATCGTCAAGCATACCTACCAGACGGAACGAGAATTCCGACGGAGTGCCACATGTAATCTGGCCGACAAGCGTCCGGAAAGTACGTTCAGCCCATACAGGATCAGGGCAGATGTAATACTGAAGCACATTGCCGGCAACATCATCATGCAAAGCATAGATAAGATTATGTAATCCTTTCACAGTCTGATACCTCCTCGGAATAATAATGGTCTCACGTTAAGTTTTTTGGTGCGATCGGCGGTTTTGCGAAACACAGAACGATCACGACCACGTTTCATTTTTTTTGCCATGGTTAATACCTCCTTTTTTCTTCCATTGTATACCGGGGGGGGTATTGTCAACTAAAAAAGACCCGATTAAATATCGGGTCTTACAAGTTTCTTAGCTCGGAATTTTTTCGCGTCCTCGTCAAGCAAAAGCTGTTCGAAGTAATCCAGATCGGTGGCATATTCCTTAACTTGTTGCATCATTTTCGCGGTCAAGACGCGATCCTCGGAGAGTTTCTCATACTCCGCGGGGAAATCCATCTCAAAAAATGGGTCGAAATACCTAGGAATCGGAGCCTTAAGGCCATCAGGCATCTGCACGTAACCACGATCAAGCATCTCTTTAGCATGAAGATCATAATATTCCTTACCAATACCGGGTTTTCGCGACATACGCGAAAATTCAGGCTCGATACCAAGATCTTCGTATTTATCCGCTTTGTGGCCATTCTGCTTCTTGAGGATATAACGCGCAACATACGCGCAAGATTTCCAGCATACATTAGTTACCAGATTATAACCATAAGGCCAAAGCTTTCGAAGCGACAAGCTGGTATAATACTTGTCGCCGTGGAATGACATCTTGAGGAATTGCAGATCATTTTCCGGCGGGATCCAATCATAAACGATCAAATGATAATGCGGCCGGTGGAACTTATCACCATATTCGCCAGCACAGAAAAACCGGATCTTAGCATCAATACCGCGATACTCCTGATCACGCCGCAGACGCTTAAGAAACAACTGCACATCCTCGGGGACGAGAGTATAAGCTAAATTCTCACCGCGGACGATATGATCATCGTCATACGTGAGAGTGAGGAAGAACGCGCTCGTATGGCATTCTAACTCCAGCATCAGACGCGTTGCCCAACGTCTGGAATAGTCCAAGCGGCAACCAACACACTGACCGCAGGGAATTAAGAACGTGTCAAGCTTCTTCCATGTGCCAACGTCGAACGCATGATCGCTACACTCGAAAACAGTTGGTTTAGCTCTATTCTGATAAACATATTTATTTCCCGTCGAAGCAGTGGGAAATACTTTCACTTGTTTTTTTCCGCTCGCTGTTATACCATTAGTATACGCACCACGAAGAGGGTGAAAACAGGTCATATAATACTCCTTTCGGTGCTGGGGGACTCTGCCAAGTCCCCCTTAAAAAAAACTCTTAATGTCCGTCTACGACGGACAAAAAAGCTTGTTTTGTGTTTTTTGTGTCACTCAGACCAGTTACATCAAGTAGTAACTGGTCTGGTCGGCTAATCGGTACATTCTGGCTCCAATTCTGCCTCCAATTCCTCACGCTTTCTTTCGAGAAGAAAACGCACACACGGAGGAGTCTTGTATTTCTCGCAGGTAAAAATATAAGACAACATTTCAACGATATAAGCCGGCATGCAATCCTTCGAATCCCAATTACGGACGGTAGCAATGGGAATGCCGAAGCAATCAGCAAGATCTTTCTGCGAGAATCCTAATAATTTTCTAATATTGTGGGATGTCATTTTTTATCATTCCTTTCTATTAATTATGATTGATTACATTATTTATTATAATTGATTCAATTAGTTTTGTCAATACTCATCGACAATATTTTTTTTGATCGGCTCCATCCGTTTGCGCGGACGGCCCGCCGCCCCATGGGTTCCCGCCGCTCCGCGCATTCCGTCCGCTACGCGGCCGCAACCACTAGACAGAGAGACAGGCACCCAAGGAAAAAGCGGGTATCAGCGGCCGAACAGCTTACCTAAGAAGCTAGACGCAGAGCCAACGAGAGAGCCGAGAAGATTAAGATTCTGGCCGCGTTTCTGGACGGCGGCGTTGACCTTAGTGCCATACCGAGAAGCAGAAGAACTCTTATCACTACTGTATTTTGTACCAGTAAGACTATTGTTGGAAGAATATTTAGCACTTGCATAGCCCATATCAGAAGCGTAACGAGACGCTTGTGCGCTGTTAAGGCTGGCGAAGCGAGTAGCAGCGGCCTGAATGTTAGCCGCCTGTAAAGCAGTAGACTGCTGAATCCGGGCGGCTTCCAGTGTAGCATCTCTCTGCATCTGAGCAATCGCCTGAGCGTTAGCGTTATTTTGCTGATTAACGATGATAGACGTCAGCGCCGGAACGACGCTTGTATCAACATCACCTTTTGCACCAGAGGCGCTAGACCCGGATCCAGTCTGCGCGCCGGAGCCGCCAGCACTCAAAACAGGATTGAGTCCGGCTTTCTGAAGATCCAACACCTCACGCTGATGAGCGGATCCGGACTGCTGAGCCTGCCAATCTCGATTCTTCTGAGCCTCGGCGGCGTTGAAACGCATCTCTTCGCGAGCAAACTCTTGCGATTTCGCGGTATTCTGAGCGGAAATACTGGTTAATTGATTCATAAGCTGATCATTATTCACAAGACAACCTCCTAATCTAAAATTAGGGCAGACACAAAGCCTACCCTAAATGTGACATATAACGTTTGGAGAGAAAAGCAATTTTACTGAGATATTAACAACAAGTT